TGCTTGAGCGAGAGTGGCGCAGAGGCGCGTACAGAGCAGAAGGGAGGTGCGGCGTGAGCGCGACCACCGACACCCTGATACTCACCCCCACGGACGCGCAGCTGGACCGCGTGGAGCGGCTGGAGGACGAGCTGCTGGCCGGTATCGATGCGCTGGTGATGCGCGTGCGCGAGTGCGCAAACGGGCTGATCGAGCGCGGACTGGACGAAGACCACGTGGAGCGCGCGTACGCCGACGTGCGCAGCTCCTTTCACGACATCGAGCGCGAAGTCTGGCGCGCGATCGACCGCGACCTGCGCGGCCCGCTGGGCCTCGAGCACCACTACGGCCAGCTGCGGTAGGCCAAAACTTTCAACGCATGGAGCCGATAAGCCCTATGAGGACTCACACCCCCACCGCGCACGACAGCGCAGACGAGGCGGCAACGACGCCTCGCCAGATAAAAGGGTCTGCGACCCTGCTCATGCTCTCGGCCGATGAGCTGCGAGACCTCGTCACCGAGGCCGTGCGCGAGGTCGTAGGCTCTGCCGCGAAACTGCCGAAGGAGCAATCCCTCGAGCAGCCCGAGTGGCTCACGCTCCCGCAGGCCATGCAGGAGCTCGGCTATCGTGACCGCCGCGCCTTCATCGCCGCGCTGCCGAGGCTGGGTCTGCACGCCTTTCAGCCCAGCCCGCGCAAGACCTTCTTCGACGCCGCCGATATCGCGCACGCGAAGACCCTGCGCCGCCCGTACCGCATCCAGCACTACATCAAGCACAGCCGCTAATTTATCCACCCATAACCCACAATAACTCCACACTCCCCATGTATACCGAAACCACCGTTCCCGCCGCCAAGCCGCGCCGCGACGCGGCCGTGACCGACTACGCGTCCCTGATCCCCCTCGGCGGCCTGCGCATGAGCCCGCAGCTCGGTGCCGGACTGTACACCGGCGTACCGGCGGCCGCGTACCACGCCGACCCCGCCTTCGCGCCCTCGCTGTCCTCCACGCTCGCCCGCGTGCTGCTGGAGCACAGCCCCGCGCACGCCTACGCGCAGCACCCGCGGCTAAACGCGCAGTACCGCCCGCGCGAGTCGAGCGCAGCCATGAGCTTCGGCAGCCTCGTGCACGCACTCCTCGCCGATCCGGAGGGCCACGGCACGGTCGAGATAGGGCACTTCCCCGACTTTCGCACCAAGGAAGCCCGCGCGTGGCGCGACGAGGTCGCCCAGAGCGGCCGTATCGCCGTGCTCGAGGCCGACTTCCTCGCCGCCGAGCCCGTGGCCGAGGCCGTGCGCCGCCACGCCGGTGCGGGTCACACGAACGACCCCTTCAACCCCCGTCCCGGCCACGCCGCCGCCTACAGCGAGCTCACACTCATCTGGGAGCAGCGCAGCGTCTACTACCGCGCCCTCATCGACCGCCTGGTCATCGACCCGCAGGGCTACTGCGACCTGTGGGACTGGAAGACCACGAGCGACGTAAGCGACCGCGCGATCGAGCGCGCCGTGTACAACATGGGCTACGCCTTCCAGCTCGCATTCTACCTGCGCGGGCTGGGCGCGCTACTGCCCAGCTTCGCCCACCGCTTCACCGCCTCGCTGGTCTTCGTCGAGACCGCCGCCCCCTACACCGTGCGCCGCGTGTTCCTCACCCCCGAGTACCTCCAGTACGCGCAAATGGAGGCCGAGCGCGCCTGTGCCCTGTGGGAGCAGTGCATCAGGTCGAACCGCTGGGATGACCCGCGCAACGGGCAGAACTTCTCCGTCGAGCTGCCCGCCTGGGCCGTGGACGACGAGCAGATCGTCATCGAGTGACCCCTCCCGCCCCCCCCTAAACCCTCTACCCATACCACAATGAATAGACCGAAAATCCGCACGTGGCGCGACATCTCCCCGCGCCCCCCCCTATGCCTGCGCCTGCGCCTGTGGGCCGCCCGCCGCATCCCGCGCCTGCGCGCCGCCTGGCTGATCCTCACGAAGAAACAGCCCCTGCCGTACTACCCCGTGCGCCCCCTGCGGCGCACTCACCGTTAACCCGCCATCCCTCACGCATCATGGATCTATCTGAAACCATCATCCCCAAGAGCGACCAGCTCAATGCCGACGACCTGATCGCCGGCCCGCTGGACATCGTCATCACCCGCGTCGAGCGCGGCACCAGCCCCGAGCAGCCCGTCACCATTCACTACCAAGGCGGCGACGGCAGGCCGTATAAACCCTGCAAGAGCATGCGCCGCGTACTCGTGGCCCTCTGGGGCCCGCAGGCACAGGCCTACGTGGGCCGCAGCCTGCGGCTGTACCGCGACGACAGCGTGCGCTTCGGCGGCACGGCCGTAGGTGGCATCCGCATCAGCCACGCCAGCGAGCTGGACTCGGCCTTTTCCATCCTGCTGACCACCGCGCGCGCCAAGCGCAGCCCCTACAAGGTCGAGCCCCTGTTCGTCCCCCGCCAGACCATCCCGCCCGCTGCGGCCGCTGCGGCGCACGACACCGAGGCCGCCCCGCCCGAGACCCCGCCCGCGCACCACGAGCTCACCTTCGAGCGCGTCCAGTACATGCGCGAGCAGGGAGACGACGCCGCCGAAGAAGGCACCGCCGCCCTGCGCGAATTCTGGCGCAAGCGGCTGACCCCCGCCGAGCGCTCGGCGCTCAAGTCCGAGCTCCCCACGTGGAAGCACCGCGCCGCCGAGATCGATGCGCAGACCGGCCAAACTACCCCCCTCTCCCTGTAACCCGTAAACCCATCCACACACATACATCCCATGAGTAAAGACACCGCCAAAGACACCCGTGCCGCCCGCATCGAGCGGCTGCGCACGCTCCACGACGAGCTGGAGAGCGCACTCGCGCTCGCGCAGAAAGCCGTCGTCTACGCCAACCTCGGTTGGCTCAGCCCCGAGATGGAAGCGCAGGCCCCCGCCCTATACCAGCAGGCCAGCGTGGCCACCGCCGCGCAGCGCCTGAGCTTCTCCGAGCTCTTCGAAGGCGAGAAAATCCAGCCCCTCATCAAAGGCGTGGGCTCCGCCGAACGCTCGGCGATAGTCGAGCGGCGCAACAAGTGCGGCAAACTGCTCCACCAGCTTGCCCGTGCCCTCCAGCAGGCCCGCACCGCCATCGCGGACGCCCACGAAGCCGCCCGCATCCGCGCGCAGAGCAGGAAGGAGGTGGCGTGATGAGTGCTGAAATCGACTTCGACGAACTGCGCAACACTGCGAAAAACCTGTCTTCAGTACTGGATGGCATCTATGGTAACCTTACAGACCTGCGAGATCGGGTTGAGTGGATTTATAAGGAAATCAACGATGAAGCGACGCGTATAAATGACGCACTCAACGAGGCGGACTATCTGGTCAGTAATCTGAAGGAAGGAGGTGCGGAATGAGTGACACACCAAAAGCCCTAACCCTCGAAGAGATATTGGAGCGCGAAGAGCAGCTGATTCGGGCGCAAACCAAGTCCGCCGAGCGGCTGGAAAAGCTGCACAAGGCCTTGGGAAAAGAGATCGAGACAGTCTTTTATACCACAGCGCTTCAACGGGCACTCAAAGAGACCACCGCGAACACGATAGGAGGTGGGCGATGAGCAGCCCCTACTCATCCGCCAGCGAGCTGGCCGCGGAGGTCGAGGGACTGGCCGTGAGCATCGACCACATGGCCTGGGACATACACGACATCTACCCCGAGGCAGAAACCGCCCTCAGGAAAGCTCATGAGGCCCTGAGCGAAGCCCTCTCCGAGCTGCGCATCGCAGCCGAGGGCGAGGAAGACGACGACGACGAACTGGAGGAGGACGACTAGCCATGCGCATCCGCACGATAAAACCCGAGTTTTTCAGCCACGACGAACTCGCCGACCTGCCCGCGATTACGCGGCTCTTGTTCATCGGGCTGTGGAGTCTGGCTGACTGCGCGGGTCGGTTGGAAGATCGCCCGCGGCGGATCAAGGCGCAGGTGCTGCCCTTTGATGAGTGCGACGTGGAGGGCGCGCTGGATCAGCTGGCGGCAGGCGGCTTCATCTGCCGGTACGCAGTGGATGGGCTGCGCTGCATAGAAGTGAGGAGCTTCAGCAAGCATCAGCGCATCACTGGCAGCGAAGCGCAGACCGAGAGCGAGCTGCCCGCTGCGCCGCAGAGCGCATACTCGCGAAACACTCAGGAAACACCTAGGAAGCAACAGGTAAGCACTGGGGAAGCAGTGGAGAAACAACAAGGAAACACCAAGGAAACACCAAGGAAACACTTTGGAAACACTGAGGAAACACCTAGGACGACAGGAAAGGAAGGGAAGGGAAAGGAAAGGAAAGGAAATCATACCTTAGCCCGAAATTCCGGCCCGGCTGCCGCCGAGCCCGAAATTGTCGGGCCCGCCGCCCCAGCTCCCGAACCTCCCGAACCTCCCGAACCTCCCGAGCCGCTGCCGCCGCCGCCCAGCACGTCCACGGCACCGCCCTCCGCTGCCGACATCGATGAGCCGCAGGAGGCCGCCGACGAGCCGCCCCGCAAGCCACCGCCCAAACCACCCCGAGCCCGCATCGAGCTCGTCGACGCCATCGTCGAGGCCACCGGCGGCGACCCCCACTCGGCGACCAGGCGGGCCCTGCGAGCCGCTGGCGTGGCGATCGCCGAGATCAAGGCCGTCTGCCCCCAGCTCAGCCCGCAGCTGCTGCACGCCGCCGCCGCCGAGTACTCGCGAAAAAACCGCGACTGGGCCCTGACGCCCTCCGCCCTCGCCAAAAACTGGCACACCCTGGCCCCCACGCTGGCGGCCAAGGCCGCCGAGGCCCAGATCGACCCGTACTGCCCTGCGCCGCCCGCCTGGCGAGCGGCCATGGCTGCGGCCAACGGCTTCGACCCCGAGGTGCTCGAGGACAAACAGTGGGCCGACCTGGCCGTCGACTACCGGCGCAGGGCACTCCTGTGGCTGCGCGATCGGGGCGCAAGCGAGGCGCCTCTAGCCAGTTCTTCGAGAGTGTACTGCACGGTGTAGGGTATGGGGGTAGTGCCACTCAGGTAGCGCCGCAGAGTCCGGTCTGTAATTCCCAGTGCCTGCGCGGCTCGGGTCTTGTTGAGCTTGGCCATGAGTATAAGTCCACGCAGGTAGTCGGGGTCAGGGTAGTGCTGAGTGACATCGGGTTGCGCGAGGGTGGCTTCCAGCCTGTCCAGCGCGTACGCGATGAGCTCTTCCTTGGTCTTCATCTCAGTAGCGGGTTGCGCGAGGAGCTTTCATGTATCTGGCAGTCCTTCGCCAGTCGCCCTTGTTTGTGCTCAACGGGAGCCCTTGCCTTGCTGCCCAGCTCGGGTATTTCTGGATTATGCTGATAGCCCGATCACGTTCGCTTGCGGTAATCAGGCTGCCGTTCTCCAGGCTGGCTTTGATGTACATGCAGAAATCCTGGTCTGCGTAGGCTGGCTCTTCGGGATTACTCGCCGCTGGCGGCTTCGATGATGCATGAGCGTCGCCACTCATACGCTCCTTTAGCAGCGCCGATATATCGCTGAGCAGTTGGATGAGTTGAGGTGTCTCTAGTTGATTTAATTCTGTGTTCATTGTTCATCTCCGGCTGCGGTTATGTCTAGCAAATCAAACGCCCAAAACGTTTCAACAAGGGTATCGTGGGAAGTGGGGCGGTTATTGAATTCCTCGCCCGTTATTGTGACGCTGGGGATGGCGCTAATCTCCTCCCCATTCCACCCGTTTGTCGCCTTTAGCGTGACCCTGTCCCCGTCATCCTCCCATGACATTTCGACTTTTATAAGTGTTGAGCGGGGAATGTTTCGATGATTTGCGAGCAGTCCGTTTGTGTAGCGATATTTCATGTCGATTATGTGTTTAATTGTTTCGCATTGTGTTAGCAAAAATCGCCGAATTGCTGTGTCCACGCGTAGTACCCGACGTCCGGCGTGCTGACGCGCTCAAGCTCTTCACCGGCTATATATTCTGCGATTTTGCTGCTGTCTGTGATATGCGTGTAGCATGACATATCGTAATCATCAATCCTGTCGGGGTCGATAATTACTATATCACCCTCATCGTTCATATAGTAGTCTGTATAATTCTCTTTATTTCTCTCTACCAAATCGGCTATTATATCAACATGTTTTTCAAATGTCGTAAAAAACATCGCAGGGCCGAGATTGTCGCTTGATTGATATATTGATTTATATCCGTATACAACCTCTTGTATGTAATGTCCTAATTCCTTGAAGATTTTATCTTTTATATCTTGATCAACCCATTCTATATCATCGTGTTCTAAATCGAGATTAAATTCTCGAGCCAGCTCCTGTTTCTTTTTATTAATCGCGGCCAAAATTTCAGCCTCGCGCTCTTTTTCCGCTTCGTACTTATCTATAATCGTGTTCATGATTGTGTTGTTCAGTTCTGAGCTCGCAGTGCCCCTGCGTGGGGAACGCCATGCGGCGTTGTGATGCGTACTAGAATCGGACATTTTGTCCGATATGTCAAGTGGTTTTTTGGAAAAAGTTGGATTTTTTTTAAATAACATATCTACTTCATAATTAATTATTTATGATTTCTTTCGACTCGTAGCGCCGCCGCCCGTGCCCCCTCCGCCGCCCCCCCGAAAAAGCTTGACAAACTTTTGCGCCCCCCCCGCGAATAGCCCCCCTGAAACGGGGGGCGCAAGGGAAGGGGAGCTCAAACAACCGAACCAACCGAGGCCTCGGGCAACACCGCAAACCACGCCTCGGCCTGTTCACACGTGAGCAACTGCCGGTAGTGCTGGTGGATCACATCCACGCTCGTCCCGCCCTCAAGAGCCGTGCGCGGCAGGTCTCCGCTGAGCTCAGCCCGCGCACTGATCCACGTGTGCCGCAGCCCGTTCCTCGGAATGGTAATCCCCGCCGCTCGGCACAGCATCTTTGCCCTGTCGAGGTAGAGGGTAGGGCACATCGGGCCGCTCTTCTCCACATGAGGAGCCAGCCACGCCAGCGCAGTCGCGCCGATCGGCACCTGCCGCCGCGCCGGAGTCCCGGGCTTGGCTTGCGTAACGCGCAGGAAACCGCGCTTCAGGTCGATATCCTCCCAGTGCTGACCGTGCACCTCAATCCGCCGCATCCCGCAAAACGCCGACAGCGCAAGCGCGGGGATCAGGTGCGGGGCGCGGCCGCCGACTACCCCGAAAGCGCGGCGCAACTCATCGGCACCGAGCACCTCAATCCGACTCGGCGGCTCGCTGGCGCGGTCGGTACGCTCGGCAGCAGTAGTCAGCTCGTCGGGCAGATAACCCCGCTTGCGGCACCAACGCCAAAACGCGACGAGTCGCTTGCGATGCGTGTTGCGCGTGACCGGATGCGCGAAATGCGCGAGCCAGTCTGCGAGCTCGTTTGCAGTGACATCGACCAGCATGCGCGTGCCAAAGGCCTGCAAGAAATCCGGCCGCGAATTCACGCTGGGCACGCTGGGGCAAAATGTGCGGGCTGCGCCCTTGTCAACCTGCACCCCGTCGCCCTTTCGCGCCCTGAGATATGCCGACAACGCCTCGCGAACGGTCAACTCGCGTGCCATCCGTCGCGAAGCACCGTGCCCCTCTAAAACGGACAGGAAGTGTGCTCCCGCCAGCTCTCGGGCGCGCGACCACTCACGCATTGCGGCGAGCAGCGGCGTGTTTCCGGCAAGCTGGCGGGCCGCTCGCCACTCCTCGTGCTCGGCATGGGTCATCTGGGCGGCGAGTACATGTCCGCTCGCAAGCTGCTGCGCGGTCGCACGGGCGTGCTCTACTGCGCTGGCCTCGGTACTGAACGTGCGTCGCTGTCGGCCATCGGGGGCACTCCACGAAACAACGTACTGGAAGCGTTCGCGGGCACGCGGGTGTTTGACGCGGTAGACGGACACGCTGGCACTGCCCGCCCTTATCTTGAGTGGCCAAGCAGCGGCCGGTTTTGCGGGCGGTTTCCTGTTCGACTTCAAACGACTGGTTGCGTACGGTTTCGGGGCCGGTTTGGGGATCGGTTTTGGGCGGCTCATCAGTACTGACAAATACAGACAAAACACCCCTATTAAACGCTAAAAAACGCACCTTAACCCCACTTTAACTCCCTCGTACGAGGTAACTTAGGTTCCTTTCCCGGGCACCATTTAACCCCGCTTCCCTAGGGAGGATATGCGAAAAAGAGTGGGTTAATGCGTTGTGTTTGTCCTAACTTGTCCTAACTTTTGAGGCATTATGAGAGCTTCGAAAATTGTGGCGGGCGCGGAGAGAAAAATGGCGGCGCGGAGGGTGGCGTGCGGGGTGGCGCGGCCAAAGGTGGAGACGCGCGGCTCGGGAGCGCAGCAGCGCGGTGGCATTGCGCAAAAGGGGCAGGTGGCGCCGCATGGGGGACAGGTGCTGCGCGGGGGGAGCAGGGCGGGCGGGCAGAAGCGCACACGCGGCCAAAGGCAAACTGCGCCGCCGCAGTGGCCGCGGGTCGTCGCGGTGGGCAACTCCAGGGTCAGGGTTTACCAAACGGCGCACCCGCGGGCCAAGGGGGGCTTCGTCTACGTGATCGCGTGGAGCACGCCGGAGGGGCGCAAGCGCAAGGGCTTCACATCCGAGGGCCGCGCACTGGCCGAGGCGCGGGTTATCGCCGAGCAGCTCAACAGTGGTTTCGTGCAATCAACATCGATGAGTGCCGCCGAGCGCGAGGAGTGGGTGGTGGCTCGCAGCATCGCCGGGGAAAAGGGCCTGCCGCTGGTCTCGGCCATGAGGGAGTGGCAAAGTGCCTTCGAGCTCACGGAGGGTCGGCTGCTTGATGCGGCCAGGGCTTGGGCGGCGAAGGTCCCTCGCGGCCATCGCCAGGTGTCCGTGCAGGAGGCCATAGACTTGTACCTGAAGGCGCAGCGGGCAAAGGGGGTAAAAACCCGTGCGGGTGCGGAGCGCACGCTGAGCACCAGGCACAGTACCGCCGGGCGTCCGAGTTTCCAGTCGCACTTCGGCACCCAGTCGCTGGCCGAGGTGACGCCGGATGCGCTTTCCGAGTGGTTGGAGCTGCATGCCCACCCGGTGACGCGCAACTCGCACCGCAAGTGGATCGTGGCTTTGTGGCGGTGGTGCCAGCGGCGCGGGTACCTGCCTCTGGACACGACGACGGCGGCGGAGCGCACGGACAGGGCGCAGGAGGCGGCTCGCAAGGTCGGGCTGATCAGTGCCGGGCAGTTGCAGGCGGCCTTTTCCCTGATCTGCGCAGAGCACCCGCACTATGTGCCGCTACTGGCCCTCACGGCTTTTTGCGGGATGCGCAGTTTCGAGGTGCACGGGCAGTGCTGGGAGGACTTCGACTGGGAGCGCAGGTTCCTGCGGGTTTCGACCGCAAAGCCGAACACGCCCGCGCGCCGCCAGGTGCCGCTGTGCGATACGGCCCTTGCCTGGCTGAGCCCCCACCGCCAGCCCTCCGGGCCCATTTGCTCAAACCTGGGCATCTACCGGATTCGTGACATCTGCCAGAAGCAGGGGATCGCGCTCGCCGAAAACGGGTTTCGGCACACGTGGATTTCCGCGCGGGTGGAGTTGACTGGAGACATCCCGCGCACGGCCCTCGAAGCGGGCACCAGCGTGAGCATGATCCACCAGCACTACCGCGAGCTGTTGCGACCTGAGGAGGCGGTGGCGTGGTTTGCCGTTACACCCGATGTCGCCGCGGCGCATTTGTGAATGCCCCCGTGCGCGACAAATCCCATTGCGAAGTCCCGGGGGCCCTTTCGCACTTCACAAGCCGCCCGCGCCCATATCCTGAAATCAGGCAAGGCGGGCCGCACGTCGCCGTGCCCGTGCGGTGGTGTGTTGTGGTGGGCGCGCCCCGCCGCCGCCCTCCTGCCTGCCTTTGCTGCCTGTTGCTGCCGGTTTATGCGCGTGAGGGCAGGGCGTGTGTGGCTCTCCGATGGGCCAGATGCGTTTCCGTCCCGCCAAGGCTATCGCCGCCGCTACCAAGTCGCTCTTGCCGCATGGGCTGGTGCGTGCGTGGGAGAGGCGCAGTGGCCTCTACCCTTTCGGCCCTACGACGGGCGGGCTCCACTCGCTGCTTGGCGCGCCGGTGAGCAGTGGGGCAGTGGTCAACCAGCAAACCGCTCTGGGGGTCCCGGCGGTACTGGCCTGTGTGCGGCTGTTTGCCGACATGCTCGGGCGGCTGCCGCTGGAGCTTTATCGCAAAACCCCGCGGGGCGAGGAGCTGGCCGCCGAGCACCCCAGTCACGCGGCGGTGAACTGGCCGGGGGACTGGCACACGGCCTTCGAGCTGCGCCATCTGGTGATGATGAACGTGGGCCTGGGGGGCAATGGCTACCTGCGCGCGCACCGTGCTTCGCGCGGCGGCCCTGTCTCCGAGCTTGAGTGGCTGCCGCCTTACTCGGTCCTCGCCGAGAAGCACCGTGAGAACCGCTTCGTCACCTACCGGGTGGAGGGCGAGCGCGAGGTGTTCACGCGTGCGGACATCGTGCACGTGCGTGCGCTATCGACCGATGGGGTGGTGGGCCTGTCGCCGGTCACCCTGCTGCGCGAATCGATCGGCACCTCCATCACGCAGCGCGAGAAGGCGGGCAAGATCCTCAACAACGGCGAGCGCTTCAGCGGTGTCCTGGAGGCCGACCGTGCGCTCAAACCCGATCAGCTCGACATCATCCGCCGCGAGTGGCAGCGGTTTCACTCCGAGTCGGGGAACACGGGGCGTGTGCCCATCCTCTCCGGCGGCATCAGCTTCAAATCTGTCAGCGGCATGAGCGCTGCCGACGCACAGTTTCTGGAGAGCCGCCGTTTCGAGCTCCAGGAGATCGCCCGCGCCTACGGTATCCCCGCCTTCCTGATCGGCGACACCACGGCGAATACCTCGTGGGGTTCCGGCATCGAGCAGCAGAACCTGGGCTTCCTCGACTACGCGCTGGAGCCCTGGCTGATCAATTTCGAGCAGGCACTAAACTACACGCTGCTGAGCCGCGCCGAGCACGCCGCGGGCTACCGCTTCAAGTTTGATCGCGAGGAGCTGGCGCGCGGGCGGCTGCCCGCCGCTACCGCCTTTGTCACGGCCATGCGCAATGCGGGCATCTTCAGCCCCAACGAGGCCCGCCAGTGGCTGGGCTACCCGCTCTCCGATGCCGAGGGCATGGATAACTACCAGATGCCGCTTAACTCTGCCGCCAGCGGAAAGGCCGCTGCCGACCTCGCGGCCGCAAGCCCCACAGGGGAGGGCGGCGGGCAGTAAACCCACACTCCGACTTTTTATGAAACACCCTGAGCCATTCCCTATTCCCGAGCGCGAGCTGCGCTACACGGCCGCGCCCATCACCCTGCGCGAATCCCCTGCCGATGACGAAGAGGAGGACGAGCAGAACGCGGCGCGTACCGCGCAGGACAAGCCTGCTGCCGCGCCGCTGGTGCGCGGCTATGCAGCCTTGTTTGACACCCCGAGCGAGGATCTCGGCGGCTTCGTCGAGCAGATCGCGCGCGGCGCGTTCGCCGGGGTCGACCTGGGCGGCGTGGTGGCGCTCTTCAACCACGATCCCAACCTGATCCTTGCCCGCAGCGGGGGCGCCGAGGGGCGGGAGGGCACGTTGCGGCTGGGCACCGACGAGCGCGGCCTGTGGTACGAGTTTACCCCGCCGGATTCGCCCAACGGGCAGAACTTTGTGGAGGCCCTGCGCCGCGGCGACATCGTCCAGAGCTCCTTCGGCTTCACGATAGAGAGTGAGGGCGGCGAGGACTGGGTCTACCTCGACGAGGAGGAGGCCGCAGGCGGCGTACGCGCCCGCCGCACGATCACAAAAATCGCCCGCCTGTACGACGTCTCGCCGGTCACCTATCCGGCCTACCCCGACACCACCGTGGCCCTGCGCAGCCTCGAGGCCGCGCGCCAGAAACGCGCACAGGGCGCGACACCTGCCCCCTCCTCCACGCCCCCCGCACTCAGTGCGGCCCAGCGCGCCCGCCTACGGCTGCAAAGCCAGTAGCGGCCCCATGCACCCGCCCCTTGGCCAACCCTCTTTTCCCTAAAAACCCGTCAATCCCGACAATCCTAGATAGTACCATGAACAAGCTAAAACAACTCACCGAGGCCAATGCGGCCCTCCAGGCCGAAGCCGCCAAGCTCGACTCGTCGAAGGCCGAAGACCGCGCGCGGCTCGATGCGCTCGTCGCCGAGATCGCCGATAATGATGCGGCAATCGCCGCCGAAGTGCAGCTCCAGAACATACGCAGCCGCGCTGCCCCCGAGCTCTCGAAGCAGGAGCAGCGCGATGTCGGCAAGTTCGACCTTGGCGCGGTGCTGCGCGGCCTGCGCGGCGGCCTCAACCGGCTCGACGGGGTCGAGCGCGAGCTCGTCGCCGAGGGCGAAAAGGAGGTGCGCGCCAGCAATCTGAATATCGGCGACGGGGTGATGCTCCCCAGCTTCCTGGTCCGCGCGCTCAATGCGACAGGTGCCGCCACCGAGGGCGGCCTGACCATCGCTACGGAAAAGCGCGGGCTGCTCGACGACTTCTTCGCCGCCTCGGCAATGCATCAGGCGGGCGCGACCGTCATCACAGGCCTCTCCGGCAACATCGACCTGCCGCGCATCCATGCCGATCCGGTCGACCCGCAGGGCAAGGCCGAGCTGGCCGATGCCGATGCGCAGAGCCCCTCGTTCGCCATGCTGGAGCTGCGACCCAAGCGGCTGCCCGCCTATATCGATGTTTCCGATCAACTGCTTTTCCAGAGCAGCCCCGCGCTCGAGGCGGTGCTGCGCGGCCAGCTCACCAGCAAGCTTGGCGTCGTCCAGGAGCGCGCGTTCTGGCACGGCACGGGCACGCTTGAGGCCACCGGCATCGCCGCGACGACCGGCATCGGCTCGGTGGCGGGCGGCACGGATGGTGCGAAGCCTGCGCTCCAGCAACTGGTCGAGCTGGAGACCGCCGTGGACACGCAAAACGCGCTCCAGGGCACGCTCCACTACGTGACCAACGGTGCGGTGCGCGGCGCGCTCAAGACCACGCCGGTGGTGGCCTCTACCGACTCGCGCCGCTTGCTGGAGAGCAACACCGGCGACCTCAACGGCTACACCCCGCTGTTTACCAACGCGATCAGCCGCACCCTGAGCAAGGGCAAGGCTGCCAACAAGTGCTCGGCGATCTTCTTCGGAAACTTCGCCGACTACGTGTGCGCGTACTGGGGTGGTCTGGCGCTGGAGCTGGTGCGCGACCGCAAAAACGCGATCAGCGGCCAGCAGACCATCGTCGCCAGCGTCTACTACGATGGCGGCGTGGTGCGTCCCAAGAGCTTTGCTGCGCAGCTCGATGTCCTGACCTCGTAACCCGCAGCGAATAACGGGCGGGGGAGGGCGGTCCTTTTTCGTGTGGGGGCCGCCCCCTCCCGCCCCCCTCCCGCTTCCCTTACCCCCCTCCCTGCCATGAGTACCGAAGACCAGATAACGATCATCCCGCATTGGCCCATCCTGATAGACGGCGAGCATGCCGCCGCCGGTGTGCCCGTGCAGTGCCGTGCCCGCACGGCCATCGCGCTGCTCCAGGGCGGCTTTGCCAGAGTCGCCAAGGCCGCCGCGCGTGAGACCACCGCCCCCGCCTCCCCGCAGCTGGAGACCGCCGATGCCGCGCCCGCGGCCGAGACGGCCACCGCGCCTGCGCCCGCGCCCCGCCGCAGCACCAAAACCAAGCCGAAGCCCCCCGCCTCCTGAGTTATGATTCTCGAACTGATAGAGGCTCCCACACAGGAGCCCATCTCGCTGGAGGAGGCACTCGCACACCTGCGGCTGGGC